AGTAGTGTACCCCTAGGATACAACATACAACAAATTCGAAAACTAAAACTTAAAGATGAATCCCGAGAAGGTTGACGAATACCGTAACAAGATTGAAAACTGCAGAGATCCTGAGAAGGCTCAGGAGCTTTGGAGGGCTCTTTTAGTTGAAAGGCATAACTATTTTTCTCGAGAGTTCTGTGATTCTGCAGGCTTAGAGTATCGCAATGATGTTTTGGCTGAAGACATCTGTTCTGAAGTCTTGCCAAATCACATTGCAAAAAAAGTTAGACACTGTACGCCAGATAATTTTTACATTGATGGCAATGGGAAGATCTATATAATAGATTTCAAGGTCGCAATTGATGAGAAAAGTGCAAGAGAGGCTCGTGAAAAATACAATAATATATTTGGTGAAATCTTTAATGCAAACGGGATTGACTATGAAATAGTGATAATAAAGCATAACCCAGCAACTGGCATGACAATGATAGACTCTGACAATTTTCGGAGAGAGCTGGGTCAATTTAACTTGACAGTGGATCTATCTTGGTTCTTTGAGTTAAAAGATTTTCTATTCGGGAAATTCAAAGATGATGAGAGGTTTTTAGAGATCATTAATCAAGGAGACTTCACGATGACACTACCATGGCTTGAAGAAGATACACCAGAGCTCTATGAGCACGTCAAATTTGTAGAATTCATTAAATCTATGCCTGATGAAGAGCAAGAAACATTCTTTAAGGCATTGGATTTTAGAACAGATGATGCAGCTAAGTGGAATGAATGCCTGCAAGAGATAATGGAACAATATAAGGGCAGATACAATTCATTTGTTAAACGATGTGCTCAAGAAGTGTTCAACACAACAGGCGATTATCCTAAACCAACCAAAGAAGCTATAGATGAAGGATGGGCAGAAATGGTCGACAGGATAAAAACTGAGAGAAATGTTACAACTGACATGGCAAAACAAAAGCCTAGCTTTCACTTTATTTGGTCACCAAACTCAGACGAGTCAAACGCAAACATTCCAAAAATAATCAAACTTGCAAAAAAGTTACAATCAATCACTGGAGTTGGGACATATGTGAAGGCTTTTAAAGCCTTGGGAAGGCTTATGGATTTCAGTAGTGATGTCTCTGGTTATGAGAGATTCTGTAACAAATTAAAACAAGAGGCTAGATCAACATCAAAACGTCTTGATAAGAAGATTGAAGAATTTACTGCTGGTACATGCACCGCCCTTTGGGAGCAGCAATTTAAACTAGACACTTCAGTGATGGCAAAGGAAGATCGTATACATTTGATGAAGGATTTTTTTGGTATCGGCAACCACAAGTCATTTGCAAAACGGCTGAATGATGATTTAGATTTAGAAAAGCCAACAATCTTGGATTTTAATGATCCTGATGTCATTAGGAAATGCAAAGCTCAATACGGGAATGTAGAGCAAATCTTAGGCAAAGTCAGTAATCTTGAGCGTATAGGAAATTACTTAGAACATTATTCACCCAAGATTCAAGGTGCAAGTGCAGAGATGTGGGATACAGTCTTCAAAATATCTAGAACTCAATTCTGGCAATGCATTAATGATTACTCAACACTCATGAAAAATATGCTAGCTGTCTCCCAATACAATAAACATAACACCTTTCGAGTAGTTACTTGTGCCAATAATAACGTGTTCGGAATTGTCATGCCCAGCTCTGACATCAAGACCAAGAAGGCCACTTTAGTCTACTGTGTAGTCACTATACATTCTAGCGAAGAAGACGTTGCACATCTTGGATCACTTTATGGGACTTTCAGATCAAACAATTGTTTTGTTAGTATCTCAAAGGCTTTCAGACTTGATAAAGAAAGATGTCAGAGGATAGTCTCATCACCAGGTCTTTTCATGATGACTGCTTGCTTGTTCATTGGAGATAATTATACACTCCATTTGGACAATTTGCTTAATTTTTCTTTCCATACATCTGTGTCAGTGACTAAGGCAATGCTATCCTTGACTGAACCATCCCGTTATATGATGATGAATTCATTAGCAATGTCAAGTCATGTTAAAGAGTATATAGCAGAGAAGTTTGGACCTTATACAAAAACAGCATTCTCTGTAGTGATGACAGATCTAATCAAGAAAGGTTGCTATAATGCATTTAATCAAAGGGAAAAGGTCCAGCTCAGAGACATACACATGACAGACTATGATGTCACACAAAAAGGTGTGCAGAAAAAAAGAGACTTACGATCTATATGGTTCCCTGGGAAAGTTGATCTGAAAGAATACATCAATCAAATATACATGCCATTTTACTTTAATTCTAAAGGTCTTCATGAGAAGCACCATGTTCTTATAGATCTCGCAAAAACTGTCCTGGAGATAGAAAAAGATCAGAGAGAAAATCTTCCTAAACCATGGAGTGAGAGGCCTGCAAAACAAACAGTTAATCTTGATATACTGATATACTCTGTAGCAAAAAATCTAAACCTAGATACATCTAGGCATAACTTTGTGAGGAGTAGAGTTGAAAACTCAAACAATTTGAAGAGATCTATAACAACGATAGCTACTTTTACAAGTTCGAAGTCATGTATAAAAAGAGGTGACTTCACTGAATTTAAAACTCGCATTCAGAAGAAAGTAGACAAAAACATAAAAAAAGAAATAAAGAAGGTGACAATTGCAAACCCGGCATTCATAGATGAGGTAACTAATGACATGGAAATCCATCATGCTACATATGTGGATGTAAAAAAAGCAGTGCCCGAATATATAGACTTTATGTCTACTAAAGTCTTTGACAGATTATATGAATTGCTAAAAGAAAATAAATATGGGACAGAAAGAACAATAGATATTATATTTAAGGCCATGAAAGATCACACTGAGTTTGTCTTTGCATTCTTCAACAAAGGTCAAAAGACAGCAAAGGACAGAGAGATATTTTTAGGTGAATTTGAAGCAAAATTGTGTTTGTATTTACTTGAGAGAATAGCAAAAGAGAGATGTAAATTGAACCCAGACGAAATGATAAGTGAACCAGGAGACTCTAAATTGAGAATATTGGAAAAACAAGCTGAAGAGGAAATTAGATTTTTGGCAAGAACAATAAAAAATGTCAATAAAGAATTACTTGATAAACTAAAAATAGGAGCATGGGGAGGAGAATTCAGCTTGGATGACCTAGGTCAAGACAAGGCACATGGGATGAAGATTGAGATAAATGCAGATATGTCTAAATGGAGTGCCCAAGATGTGATATACAAATATTTCTGGTTGGTTGCTATGGACCCTATACTATATCCAGATGAGAAAAAGAGGATACTTTTCTTTTTATGCAACTACATGCAGAAGAAATTATTGTTGCCGGATGAGCTAATGCAGACAATTCTTGATCAGCGTGTCCCTAGATATAATGACATAATAGGACAAATGACTGAAGGTTACCGCAGAAACTGGGTGGTAATAGAAAGAAACTGGCTGCAGGGTAATATGAACTATACATCGAGTTATTTACACAGCTGCTCCATGTCAGTATTTAAGGATGTGATGAGAGAATGTGCTAGTTTGCTTGATGGTGAAGTCTTGGTTAATTCTCTAGTGCATTCCGATGACAACCAAACATCCATATGCATGGTTCAAAACAAAATGTCTGATGAAAATATCATAGAGTTTTCAATCAAATTGTTTGAGTTCATATGCTTAACATTTGGAAATCAAGCGAACATGAAAAAAACATATATAACAAACTTTATAAAAGAATTTGTGTCTCTGTTTAACATTCATGGGGAGCCATTCTCAGTTTATGGAAGGTTCCTGTTAACTGCTGTTGGAGACTGCGCATATTTAGGACCATATGAGGACCTGGCTAGTAGGTTATCTGCAACTCAGACTGCAATAAAACACGGATGCCCGGCATCATTGGCATGGATTTCAATTGCATTGAATCATTGGATAACACACACAACATACAATATGTTACCTAATCAAATGAATGATCCTTTGCCGTTTTTCCCTGCAACTAACCGTGAGGAGATACCGATTGAGATGTGCGGCCTGCTCAATTCGGAATTGCAGACTATTGCATTAGTTGGGTTGGAAGCTGGGAATCTTTCTTACCTAACATCTCTTTTGAGAAGGATGTCACCAGTTACTTATCAACGAGAACCAGTTCAAAGCCAATGCTCCCAAATTAAGACATGGGATTTGAGTTTGCTCACAGTAATGGATGTAATCAGATTAAAATCTTTAAGATATATAGCGCTAGATAGTGAAGTAACTACAGATGACGGCATGGGTGAGACAAGCGAGATGAGATCAAGATCATTACTTACACCAAGGAAGTTTACCACTAGTGGATCATTAAATCGGCTTGTTTCATACAATGATTTTCAAAGGATAATATCTGATGAGCAAGAGAAGGAACTTATGTTTGAGTATTTTGTGCGACACCCAGAATTGTTAGTTACAAAAGGAGAAAATGCAAGAGAATACATGAACTCAGTAGTTTTTAGGTATAACTCAAAAAAGTTTAAAGAGTCTTTGTCTATACAAAACCCATCACAGCTTTTTATTGAACAAATACTATTTTCAAACAAGCCAATAATTGACTACACAAGTATTCATGATAAGATTTTTGGATTACAAGACCACCCAGAGATGGAAGAAATGGATACCATTATAGGCAAGAAGACATTTGTTCAAAGTTATGTTCAAATACTGGACGATTTATCTAAATTTAATTTGACACATGAGGATATAGAAACAGTTTACTCTTACTGTTTACTGAATGATCCCCTACTTGTGACTGCCTCTAATAATATTGTGATGTCTGTCAAAGGTGCAGAACAAGAGAGGTTAGGACAATCTGCTTGCAGAATGCCAGAGATGCGAAGCTTAAAGCTAATATATCATTCACCAGCATTGGTTCTAAGAGCATATGTGAGCAGGAATCCTGAAATCCCGGGTGCTGACCCAGATGAGATGTTGCGAGATTTGACACACTTGGAGGAATTCATAGACAAGACAAAGTTGAGAGTTCACATGAGAGAAAGAATAGAATTGAACCAAGTTAAGATGATGAAAAGAGACCTGCAATTTGAAGTGAAGGAGTTAACTAGATTTTATCAGGTTTTATATGACTACATCAAGTCTACAGAGCATAAAATTAAGGTTTTTATCTTGCCTTACAAAGTGTATACTCCAATTGATTTTTGTGCTGCCTTGACAGGCAATCTGATCAAAGATGACAAATGGTGTATTGTTCACTTCCTGAAGAATATCATATCAACGACACATAAAGCACAGGTGGCACTTTGCCCTGACTTAGAAGTTCAACTTGCTATGGAATGTTTCAGGCTAATAGCACATTTTGGTGATATGTTCCTGTCAGAGAACTCCAGGGTCCCCTTTTTGAAGTATGTAATAGAGCATTTTTCTTATAAGAATGTTCCAGTTACTAGGCTATATGATAAATTGAGAGAATCCAAGCATAGGACAAAATTTATACCAATACTTTTCCATATGGACGATTTAACCCAGAGAGATCTGAATAAGTATGATGCAGATAAATCTGATGAGCGGATAACTTGGAACAACTGGCAAGTGTCCAGAGAAATGAATACCGGCCCCATAGACCTTATAATAACTGGATATGATAGACAAATTCAGATTAGGGGAGAAGATGACCAATTACTCGGAGCAGAATTACGGCTAGCACGAGTTAGTAGGGAGACCATTTCTGGGCATGCCAAGGCAATGTTAAATAGGAAGCATGGATTGAGGTTTGAAAAGATGAAAAAAGTTGAGGAGATGTCTGACAGATTAGACTACATAGTCTACCAACAAAGGGGAAGGAATCGGTTTTTCTACAACATCTTGCCAAAGCAAATAATATTAGATCAAAACTCTAGAGTCGATAAGACTAAAAGTATCGGAGAATCCAAGTGGATACCTGTTTGCCCTGTAGTGGTGCGGAAACTCTTTCAACAAAAAAGACCTGACAAAGACAAAATAATGAAATTAAACATGCAGGTTTATACCCTTAGCAAATTACAAGTGAACCCTAACGAATATGCCACAGTCAGAAAGGCTCATTTCCAGAAGATGACATTTTTTGTGGGTCCACCTATTAAAAGTGGCGGAATGGATATAGCAGCGCTGATGTCAAGTCCAAGCTTGCTCAGTTTAAATTACGACACAATGGCCCAAGCTTCGCTAATTGACATGTGTAGAGTGTTCAAATGTGAAGGCTTTAGAGAAGATCAAATGGCTTTTGAGTTTTTATCTGATGAGGTCATGCAAGTTGATATTGAAGAGCAACTAGAGTGTAATCCTATTTTTTCAGTTGTCTATAATACTAAGGGTGAACAGGGGATGACTTATAAAGGTGCCTTCAGGACTGCCTTGATAAGAGAATGTGAAAAATTTGAAAGAGCATTTGATTTCTTAGACTTAGGCTTCTGCTCAAATGAAAATTTATCAATATTAGAAGAGATACATTGGATAGTAATTGAGCTAAAGACAAATCAGTGGTCAACAGAGCTAGATCAATGTATACACATGTGTATGTATCGAAACAATCTGGATCCAGAGTTTCACCAGTTCGACATCCCAGCTGCATTCTTAGACAATCCAATTGCTAGAACTGTAAAGTGGAAAAAAGTTAAGAAATTTATTGAAGTCTTGAGAGATTTTGAAGTTAGAGAGGAGCCATGGAAAGCTATAGTCCAACACTTTTGTGACAAAGCGTCTAGGTTAGTTTTTGAAAAAATCAAAGAAACTCAAAAATCAACAGGATTTGAAGCATTCATTGACCCATCGAAAAAGGGTGGAAGATCGAAATTCGATTTTAATTAATCGAACACAGTGTGCCCCTTCTAATTTATTTTAAAAATAAAACTCTTGTAATTATATTAATGTTCCTAGGGGCACACTACT